CTAAGGGGTTTTTCTTATGGTCTTGTGACCTGCTTGGATAGATTCTATAATTACCTGAGTCTCCACCATGTGCCTTAACAGCATCGAGGAGCTTCCCATGACCAGCATGAGGAGGATTAAACCTCCCAAAAGTAATCGCAACATGATTGTCTGCCTCCTGTGCTTCTGCCTTCTTTTCAGCAGCAGTCTTCCCAGTCTTGGACTTAGTTGCTTCTCTTAAAAATTGTGTAAAATTCATCCCCAATCCTTTGCTGCGGTGAAGTTAGCTCTGGAAAACTCCAGTCTATCTACGAGTTTAAGTGCTGCCCCATCTTTAATAGCAACAAACCCCTCAGGGTTAGTAGCTCGTAGACCATTCTCTTCTTCAAGGAATGTGCCAACACTTTTGATCTGTGTCAATTTATTTATGATCATAACTTTAGCATCCATCAGGTTTTTAAACCCATCAAGTGCTGAGTACATGACCGTCCTGTTAGTATTTAGGTATTTGATAGCTTCCCCCTTACGTTTTCTCCACTCAAGTATAGACTTAGCAGTCTTCTTCTTTGTTATCTCAGCATTATACTTTGCCTCAATGAAACAACAGAAGTTCTTTGCCATTACTTGAGCACTAGGGACAACACCACCTCTTACTACTTGGTTAAAGTATACCTTAAACAATGCAGGTAATGTAAATGGTCCTTTACCTACACCTTGGACACTCTTAATGAATGACTGTCCCTGTCTGAGGTTTCTTTCAGCAGCAAGTATAGTCCTGTTTACATTTGCCTTCTCAACCTGTGATAAGTTAGCAGCACCACCCACGTTAGTAAACTCTGAGGAGAATACTGCTACCTCTGGTTTACCTTGTAACTTACTTACATCAGCACCAAATCCTGCTGTAAGGTCTTGCATAGTCTTACCACTATACTCTGTGTGAAATACTATACCCATCTTACTCTTACCAACCTTCTCACCTAACTCACTCTTAACAGGGACAGTATAGGTGATAGTGTTAGGTCTAAAACTATAGGTGCGTTTACCCTCTAGCATTATGACTGAAGGTGTTGTCTGATATAACAGGTCACCTTGTAACACACCTTGTATAGGTAGAGTGGATAGTCTTTGTAGACACTCTTTAAGGATAGACCCCACAGTCGAACCAGCATACAGTCTATCGGCATCTGCTTCTGAATATACTACTTTTGGATTAGTCTTATTAAATACTGACTTAGTACCAACGAAGAACCTACCGTCCTGTGGATTCCTACCACATACTATAGCAGGTGCTCCATCCCATTTGGTAGTGACCTTCATCTGAGACTGTCCATCTCCTTCAGTCAGCATATCTCTAAGTGACTTCAGGAAGTTAATAGAATTTGTTACACCAGCAGTACCACTATTGAATATATCATCTTCTAAGTGCTCTAGGTGAGTGTTCTTTGCCATGTCTTTATTATAACAGGTGCTCTAGGTTATGGGTGAATGAGTGGACACTTTATCAATCGGATAGTTTATAGTATGGTGCTGAGAGAGTGGACATACTTAAAGCATACAGTAACATGTCCTCTACCAACTGATCCCTCTTTTTCTTTGTAGAAATACTCTTAATAGTATCAAATAGTTTAACCACTTGCCACTTAGAGTATAACCAGACAGGCTCTGCTTCTCTAATAGTCTGCCATACCTTCTTATCATTAGCACCAGGATTATATCTATGGAAACCACAGAAGATATCCTTCTCTGCCTGTGCCCTATTAGAAGTAACAAACCTTGCTGCACCAGTTGGTATCATTTTAGCACCACCAACATGATTCCTTATCAATAGATTCATAGGTCCCAAGGATATCTTTCCATGCTTTGCTGACTTACCTGAGACCTCTCCTTGCCAACCAGTCAACTTAGCACCAGCAAATCCTCTAAACTGTATCTTTGCACCTGATGAGCAGTGAATGTATCCATCCATTGACTTGTCACTAAATTCAAACCTAGCAAATCCATCTGGTTCTTTCTGTGAAGGATCAATATTAACTGGTTTTATCTTTGCATTACCTACCATCTTCTTCAGCGACACACCTATACAGATCTTCTTCTGTATCCTCTCTTGCATACACTGATTCAATCCTCTGAAACTATTCTCTTCTAACAGACACTTAGGATCAAAAGCAGAGGATATGAGATACATGTCAGCAGGAGACCACTTGTTGATGTCCATCCTGACACCTTCAACCCTCTTCATATCCTTGAAGGCTTTCTCTATTGCTTTTATATTCTTTGATCCTCTCTCATATTTAAACCCTGGTCCAAACTCATCATAGATTTCATTAGCACCCTTAACACATGACTGCACCCAGTCTGCTGGTAGTGTATGTAATACATTTTGTACTGTCTCATCTATATCAAATAGTCTTGCTGCTTGTGAGACACTCTGAGGAGTGATGTCTTCTACAGTTATATTACCACCCTTCTGTGCTGCTACAGCAGCATATACACACTGTGCTGACTCAGTTAATTTAGTGAGAGCAGCACCACCACCAGACTGTTTAGTCTTACTGGGTTTGTATATAAATTCAGTCCATTGCTTCTTAGTACCATCTGCTTTGATTACAGTACCAGGGAAACTAGACACCCAATTCTTACCCTTATATACTTTTTCCGAAGACTCAAAATCAATACCTGCCTTCTTCAATGATTCTTCTACATCTTTCCTGACTTCAAAACGATCATCAGCTTTGATCTTAAGTCTAGTCATTGATCCTGAGGCACTTTCAACCTCCACCTCATAGTTATCAAGGACGTGGTTGACTGCTATTGCTATGTCCGATTCAGTTTGGGCCATAAAAAAGAGGGTATCTCTACCCTCTATTTAGTCTTTATTGTGTGTGGGTGGGGAGGATGGAGTCCTGTGTACCATCAAGAGGAGGGCATTTCTACAGTTTAGAATTTCTCCTCTGCCTGAGACCCGACTGGTAAGTCGATTCTGACATTCCTGCCAGCAGCACCACCTGTGTCTCATCACCTTAACCAGCTATATGCCAGTAAGTTTATTCAGTCACTCCCATGTGAAGTGGCCTTCTTCACCCTTTTAATATACTACCCTTCTTCTTCCTTGTCAAGCTCGAATATAAGATCTTTATATTTTCTCCATAATTCACCCATCCTTGGCTCGGTATCACGTGACTTCCATAGTTGACCAACGATGTCCTTCATGTCATCCATAGGTACCACAACTGAGAGACTACCATGAGTCTCTACCTCTGGTGGTGCTACCAAACTCTTATCTTCCATTAGATATCACCTGGTGCTCTATTCTCTGAGTATCCTACCTCAAACATCTGGTTAGGATATCTAGTTGCTAACTTAAGAGTGTTGGTATAGATGATCTCATCTAACCTCACGTCTAGTGCTAGTGCTGCTTGTGCACAGTACCATATGATGTCACCTAACTCCTTAGTAAGGTGCTCCTTATTAGCAAGGTTGTATGGTTTGCCTTGGAATTTTAACTTCTTAACAATCTCCATAAACTCACCTGCCTCTGAGCACATACCAGATGCAGCAGTATCAAGACGTGCAATGTTACACCCTTCCTTCTTCAACTCACCATACCTTGCTATCAACTTATCAAAGTCCTTACTAGTAGGTGAGGTAACTCTGTCTACAAAACTTGTATAGTTGTCTAGATCTATCTCAAACTTCTCTGGTTTCTTACCCTTCTTCTTGTCCTTCTCTGCAACCTTCTGTTTCAAATACTCCCTTGACTTAGGAGCATTTCCCATTCTCTCATCAGTATCAAACTCCTCAGGTGACTTAGGAGTCTCATCAGCAATCTTCTTTGCTTGCTCAGTATTTTGCTCTACCTTATCATGAGCCATGTTGGATACTTGCTCGGCAGCTTTATCCTGTTCATAATTTTCACCTGGTGCGTTAGTAAACTTTTCAGACATTAGATTTTAAATCCCTCGAATGTTTTTTTAGTGTTGGTCACAGGTTCTATATCACCTGCATCGATGATGTCATCTTGTGCTCCTTGATCACAATCATACAGCCTCATCTTCGCTCTGTCAATCCCCACAACGAATCTCTTATACATTGTAGGGTCATTGTATCGATTCTTCAACTGTTTGATCATTATCTGTCCTAGCTCTTCCATTTCCTCGTTAGAAATGAGAGCGAGCATAAGGTCAGCAGTAGCAGGAAGTCCGAAGGACTCCGATGTGTCAGTAAGGTCAGGATCGCTAGACCCAAAACCAGCACGAGTAGTTTGAGTAGCACTGACGATTGGTAAATTAAATTCGACAGCAAGACCCCGAAGCTCCTCCGCAATCGCTTTAACATAAGTGTAACTGTTTACTATGGTACCTTTATACCGTGCTGAAGCACAGATGTTTAAGTAGTCCACGAATATAATATCAGGACTGAATCCCTTCTTCATAGACAACTCATTTAAGAGTGCCTTGAAATGACCCACGTGTGCAGATGCTGTGGGATATTCTTTGATGATTAACTTACCCTGTGTCTTCTTAGTTAACTCCAGCAACTTGGAGGAGTACTTTTCTTTTGTGAGGAGAGGGCTTGTGAGTTGTTGGATCGGGATGTCCAAGAGGTTGGCATCAATTCGCTCTGCAATTTTCTCTTCTGCCATTTCCATTGTAATGTAGAGAACGTTCCTCCCTTGGAGCAACACGGAGCTAGCCAAATGGCACATGAATAAAGACTTGCCGACACCCGTACCAGCGAGTGCGATATTAAGAGTCTTATTAGGTAGACCACCTTTGGTAATCTTGTTAAGATACTCGATATCAAATGGTATTTTCTCTTCCTTCTTGTGGTAGAAATCATATCTATCATCAGAGTCCTTTATGTAATCGTGTCCTACATGTTCATCAAAGCACACGCCAAGAGCTTCCGACATGATAGAGGGAATAGCATCCTTTGTACGTGTTTTATCTTGCCCATCTGCAATCTTCACCGACTCCATTAGGGCAAGATATATTGCCTTTTCCTTACACCACTTCTCAGTGGTCTCTATCAACCAGTCGTCATTGTATTGATCCCTGTCTAGGTTGTCAATAAAATTTTCGACCTCTCTATATATCTCTTCTGTAATGTCACGTCTTTTCTCTACCTCTATCTTCAGAGCATTAGGCTCTGGTAGAGTTTCAAACTTATTAACATAGTCTGATAAGGTACTAAAGAGTACCTTGTGACTAGGAGAATCAAAGTATTCATCCTTTATAAAGGGTATGACCTTCCTAGTATATGTGTCGTTGAGGATTAGTTTACTAAGGGTGATCTCCTCGATCTTTAAGGTCATGTGTAATGTAGATAGGTTGTTATCGCATACTTATCCTCATCCTTTGGTGGCATGTATGAGTGTGCATACGTCCACGTGGATGGGAATAGAACCATTCTACCACGTTTTGCTTTAATTTCAACATCAATATCATTAAAATATACTGCACCTCCTTCCACATCATTTAAAAACATATGATATGTGAGGAATCTCTTAGCAGAATTGTAGTCACCTACATCTATATGTCTCTCAAATCTATCCTGTGTCTTATGCTGATACTTAATCATCTTAACCTGCTCAAGAGAATTGTTTCTCGGCCAATACCTTTCGCAGTCAAGATCTTTTATGTATCTTTCACCACACGTCTTGATGGACATTAAGATCTGATTATGTACAACATTCCATATATTAATTTGTGCTTTCTCTACTAGATCTGTGATGTTGAGAGCAGAGAAACCACACATCTCCTGGTCAAACCTCTCGACATGATCTTTATCCTGATCAAACATCAAGATAGCATTCTTACATAGATTCTCATCTAAGATATCATCGTAAGTGACAATAAACCTATCCATATGAAAACTCCTTGGCAGCACACTCATCTAGTGCTTGTAAAATTTCGGGGGTGATGTATTTTTCGGGGTCTTTATATACAACCGATGGATATACAGAATCATCTCCAATGACAATTCTATTACCCTTTCGCTCGAAGACTCCATACTTCTCTCCCAATTCTAACAGACCATAGTAACGATCTAACCCACGCTCATCATAATATAATCGTATCGACACCTGGGAATTCTCCTTCGCCAACCTTGACTTAGCAAGTTTAGCTTTAATAATATTACCTACTACCTCCTTACCATCTTTCTCCTTAGACTTGCTAAGGTATATGATATTAGAGGCAGCATACTTAAGACCAGATCCTCCACCCATCTCTTTGGTTGGCATATATGCACCGACCACATCATATGTATGGTTGGTAACTATTAGAGGAACATTTGCCTTACCTAGTTTGAGGGTAAGCACACGGAAGATAGCTTTAACTACCTGAGCACGTGTCATATCTCTAGTCTCCTTACCTGCTTCACTGTCCTCCATCTCCTTAGATGTGGATAGCATACCAAGTGAATCAAGTACCATCATCATAGGTGGTTGATTCTTATCTGACATATACTTGTCAAGAATCTTTATTGCCTGTGTCCTAAACTCTTGGACAGTATTAACTGGTACCAGTATCATACGACTAGAATCAATGCCACGATTCTCAATCAGGTCTTTACTTATCGCACTTTCAGACTCAAAATAAATAACGCCACCATCAGGATTAGATTCGAGGAAATGACGTACGATGCCAAGACAGAAAAACGTTTTGCCTGTGCTTGATTCACCTGCAATAGCAGTGATTTTGTTTCCTGGAACCCCTTTGTTGATGGATCCACTGACAAGTCCGTTAAAGATGTACGAACCTGTGTCGATATAACCACTAGTATCACCAGCAGCAACACCATCAGCAACGACAGCAGCGTATTCATTGTCTATTTCCTTTACTATATCTTTTAAAAAACTCATGACCAAAGTGCTTCTAATGTATTTTGTTTCTCTGCTTCCCAACCTATCGTGTCAAGTATTGCTTTGAGTGGAGCGAGAAAACTCTTCTCAAATTGTAGATCATAATCTATCGATTCGTCAAGCCCAAATTCCTTGGGTAGAGTCTGAAAGAATGAGATAATATTCTCATTGATCTTGTTAGGTGTGCGAAGATGTAAGTATTTAATCTTTTCACCTTCTTGAATGATAGGATACTTGTGCTGTAACTTCCTCTTCTTAATGTAGAAGTTGTATAGTAGAGCACCCCTGACATGCATGGGACATCCCTTACCATATATGGTAGCAGTGGATGTATTCTTCTGTATATTATTACAACCACGTGGGAATGCTACTTCCTCTGGTGACATTGCTTCAAACTTCTTTCGGAAGTTTTTAATATACTTCTGGGTATTCTCCTCACTACCAGTCATTATAACATTAAGTGCTTCCTTAATGGCAGTACGACATGGTGCAGGTGTTGAAGACTTAACAGC